ATTTCCTTAATTTTAGAAAAAGGTATTATGGGAACAGTTAAATCTTTTTCTTTTGTTTTGTCTATAAAATATATATACTTTAGTTGATAACCTTCTAATCTTTCAGAATTTGTAAAATCTCTTTTACTTGTTCCATGCTTTGCTATTGTTTCTCCACTCTGCAGTTTATATATTGTTGTATTTTTTTTTATTCCAATTAATTTAAATCCACTAGCCCTATAGATTGTTCCATCACCACATTGTGTTCCATCTGCAAAACTTAAAACCCATTTAATATGAGGTGCATTTTTTTTTAATAATTTCACACTAATTGCTATACATCTGCTTTCTGAATACTTTGGCAACAAGTCACTAAAAGCCATTCTGTTTAATTCTAAAAATTCATTCCACTTTGTTCCCTTTACAATTCCTATTACTTTTCTTTTATCAATTGGACAACCATAGGACATTACCCCACCTAATTTTTTGTCTAGAAAACACCCAAAATGCAACTGACTATTCATACAAAACTTTCCTGAATAATGATGTTTTTTTACAAATTCATTTGCAGCATCTGATGGTATTACTTTTAAAATTATTTCTTTTGCTCTCCCCATTGTGATACTAATAAATATAACGCATTTCCATTACTGTTTTCATTTCCAAATGTTTCAATATAGTTAAATTCTTGTGTTTTTTTAATGTCATTTAATTTGTTTTTAATATAATCAACTTGCTTGTCTGCCAAGACAAACGTAATGTTTTGTATAGGTTTTTTGTCGCTATCGTCTAAACTAAAAGTATCATCTAATTTATCCATGTTTAAACCAAACTCAATATCTTTAAATCCCCATTCTTTTAATTCTTCCATATCAAACTCGTTAGCCAATATATCCATATCAAAGTCACCCCCCGATTTGTTAAGCCTAATATTTAATTCTCTTTCTTCTTCTTTGGTTAAATCTAGGATTACACAATCCACATCTTTATATTTTAACTCTTTACAAATCTTCAATCTTTGATGCCCACCAATTACGGTGTAATCTTTATTAACAATAATTGGGTCAACCAAATCAAATTTTTCTATTGATTTTTTTAAGTCATTATACTGCTTCTTTGTAATCTGTCTAGGATTATATTTAGCAGGTTTTAATTTATTTGTTTTTATTAATTCTATTTTCATATATTTTTTGGTATTCTATTTTAGCGTAAATCTGATGGCATACGTTTTCCAAGTGTTTTATCTTGCAATAAAAATTTGCCATCTTATCGTGTTCACATTTGTTATGACAATCTCTACACAAGCCGACCAAGTTCTCAATGTAATCTTTTTCCTTGCTTCCCCCCATTCCCCTAGCTTCAAGGTGGTGTATGTCAACTGCTCTATCCTGTTGGCAAAACTCACACATAACAAAATCGGTTTCCCCATAATCAAAAAAATCCATATATATTTTAGTATGCTTTCTCATTCTTCTTGGGCATTTTATGTAAATCATCTTTCCAACTTGATAATATAAAATCCCCATTACAGAAATAGCATTTACCTTTTTGTATTAAACTAACTGTTCCACAACTACAACAGAATCTAAACATTTGGCTTTCTTTTTTCATCTTCCTTGTCCTCTATATTTTTTACTAGGTTTATTATTCTTGCTATGAATCCCTTTACGCTTTTTGCGTTTCTTTTCTCTATGTATAAATGCCGCTCTCTTAACCATCTATTTCACAACTATTATCATACACCTTTTTGAGTTTAGCTAGTGTTTCTCTTACACAAGGCGTACACCCTGAAGGTTGTTTGTTAGTATTAAAAACTTTATTATATAATCTTACCATTATAGCTTGATCCTCTCTTGTTATTGTTCCTTTTGTTCTAGCCATTACTTCTTCATATATCTTTATTTCATCTGCTGTAAACTGTCTACTATATGGAAACATTTGATTTAGTTTCTTTTTACGTTCTTCGCACCCACAGTCATCACCCAATACTTTTTTTGCCACTTTGTCTATTCCTGTAGCTTTTAAAACCTTTTCTACGGAATCTCCAAGACCTTTACTCTTTTTTGTCATTTTGTAATTTATTTAAAAGTTTATCCTTAACCTTATCATCATCTATCATATCTAACAATTTATGTACAGTATAACTAGCAGCTTCATTTATTTTTAAATCAAAACCTTCTTTTGTTCCTAATACATATGTCTTGCCTTTTTCATCACTAAAGGAAACCATATCATATTTTTTAATAAGGTCTGTATTAGCTTTTTTTATTGCTCTTATTATTCTACTCTTTTTCATATTAGGGCAAATACAAACAAGGTTAATACTGCCATTACCATAAAGCCAACTATTATATTGGCGAAAAAATCTTCTCTATCTTTCATTTATTAAATACTTTTTTACGTTATTAATTGCTTTGTATATTGTTGCTCTTGAAATCTTTGTGGCTTTTGCCATTGAATTTAGTGAGTGGGATTCACGATAATATATGCGGAAGCACTCGGCATCAAACCAATATAAATCTTTTAGCTTATCCTCTATCCACTCTAGTCTTTCTTCTACAAGTTCTTTATCTTTTATAGTGTATGTTGTGTTATCGGCTGTAATGCTCTCAATTGTTGTCGTGATATGAAATTCATAATACTTGTTGTATTTGTAGTAATATCTGCTTGTCTTTGAATGATATTGATTTAGCATTACTCTAGCTATATAAAAGGTTAATTGTTTTTTTTCTATTATTTCATTTAATCTATCTTGGTCACATTTATATAATTCTTCAATTACAAAACTTAACAAGTCATCTTTTCCTTTTACACCTGCGATATTATGAGCCATGTCTTTTAGCTTGTCATAATTAGCGGTCAGGTATTTATTTAACATATTTTGGTAATAGAGGGTATATTTACTTGCTTCATTAAGTTATATTCTACATTGCTGATTTTGGATATTTCTATTTCAATTATATTACCAAAACGTGTATGTAGTTTTTTATAAATATAATTTTCTATATTATCATTTTTTTTCAAATCTCGTAAAATAAAAGATAGTTCAGCACCACTCTCAAACAAAATTGTGAACAATAGGTTGTTAGTATCTATGTAATTCCAAAACAATCTTTCATTTCTGCTATTGAAAAATGTTCTTTTAGCTTTCATCATTCCAATTTTCATAATCCCCATCTGCATAGCTAGCCGCTTCTGCATCTATTTCCCAATGGTTTTGTCCTATATAGTGAGCATATTCTCTAAACCAATTTAATTCTTTTTTTAATTGTTTTATTTCTAATTTTGTCATTCTATTATTCCCTTTAAGTAATTGTCTATAACTTCTAGTGCTTCATCTATTCCTGTACAAATATGTGCCTTATATCCTCTATCATGAAGCTGATCCATCCACCATCTTTGTTCATTAGTTGGTTTATTATATCCCACCTTTAATTCAATGGCAAGTCCACAATATAATTTTTTACCTATTTTAGATATTTCGTAAATAAATAAATCGGGGAATCCGCGTTTATATCCTGTCGCTTTGGCTTTGTTTCTTTGGCTGTGGAATTTTTGATACTGACCCCCCATACTTCCACAGTATAAAACATTCTTTAAATCCAAGTATTTACATACTGATTTTTGCAATTGATATTCTTTCATTTTTTTATCCATTTAGCTTGTCCATTATAATTATTTATATCCTTAACATACCCTATAGATTCTAGGTGCTTATGATATTCTTTAGTTTTATTGACATCTTGTTCTATTCTTTTTGCATAATGAATATCATAATAATCAGGAAAAGAAATATCATTATAATAATTACTTTT